AGCAAGGACAGAGTATAGTTATGGCAACTGAGAGAATTGAAGAAACAATTCTTAGGAATTTATTACATGACGAGGAGTATTATCGTAAGGTAGTACCATTTGTCAAGGCAGAATATTTTATTGAACTTCATGAGAAAGTAATCTTTGAAGAGATTCAAGAATTTTCTACCAAATATGATAAAGTTCCTACCAAAGAAGTACTCAATATAAATCTACAGAATCGTAGTGATTTAACAGATGAGACATTCCAACAATGTCTTGCTGAAATTAAAAATTATAACGATGAATGGGTAGATAAAGATTGGGTGGTAGATGCTACAGAAAAGTGGTGTCAAGATCGTGCTATATATCTTGCGTTGATGCAATCTATTAAGATTGCTGATGGTGGAGATAATAAACTAGACAAAGGTGCTATCCCTAGCATCCTACAGGACGCTCTTGCTGTCTCCTTTGATGAACACATTGGTCACGATTACATTGAACAATCTGAAGATAGATATGCCTTCTACCACAGAACAGAGGAGAAAGTACCCTTTGATCTTGAAAAGTTTAACTATATTACAAAAGGTGGTATCCCTAATAAGACTCTCAATATCGCTCTTGCTGGTACTGGTGTCGGGAAAAGTCTATTCATGTGCCACATGGCTAGCTCATCCCTTAGTGAAGGAAGGAACGTACTCTACATTACATGTGAGATGGCAGAGGAGAAGATTGCTGAACGAATTGACGCAAATCTTTTAAACTGTAACATCAAAGATATACCAGAACTACCTGAAGTTCTGTATAATTCTAAGGTACAGGAGATTGCTAGAAAGACACAGGGTAAACTTATCATTAAAGAATATCCTACTGCTTCAGCACATGCAGGTCACTTTAGATCTCTCTTATCTGATCTTTCTTTAAAGAAAGATTTCAAACCACAAATTATATTTGTGGACTATCTTAATATCTGTGCTTCTGCAAGGTATAAAGGTGCTATTGTAAATTCTTATACTTATGTTAAAGCGATTGCTGAAGAACTTAGGGGGTTGGCTGTTGAGTTTAATGTACCGATTATCAGTGCTACTCAAACTACTCGTGCTGGTTTCGGGTCTAGCGATCCTGACCTTACTGACACGTCAGAGTCTTTCGGACTCCCTGCTACTGCTGACCTTATGTTCGCTCTCATATCTACTGAGGAGTTGGAATCCCAAAACAGATTATTAGTTAAACAACTAAAGAATCGTTACAATGATCCAACATCTAATAGAAAATTTCTAATAGGTATTGACAGATCTAAGATGAGGCTGTATGATGTAGCGGAAGACACTTCTGTTTTGAATGCAGATCCCCAAGAGGAAGAGATGCCTCAGTTTTCTGAAACTAAAAATCGTTTATCTAAATTTGCTGAGTGGAACGTATAAATTATGACTAATAATGTTGACTTTGATAAGTACAGTCATTTCGTGGATGCTGTCACAAGCGATTGTTCTAAGGATTTTGTCAGTCTTGCTGACCGTCTGGGTGAACTTGAGCGAGAGGGTTCCAATATTGAACGTCTTACCACTGCTGGTGTTGGGCTTGCTGCTGAGTCTGGTGAGTTTTTGGAAATCGTTAAAAAGATGGTATTTCAGGGAAAGCCTTGGAACGACGATAACCGAGAGCATCTTATTATTGAGTTGGGTGATGTTATGTGGTATGTGGCAAATGCTTGTATCGCTTTGGACATCTCTTTCGATGATGTTGTGCGAGGTAACGTTAGAAAGTTGGAAAAACGTTATCCAGGTGGTGCATTCTCTGTAGAAAAGTCTGAAATCAGAGCAAAAGGAGATCGTTAATGCACTTAATTTTACCTATCATCTGTATTATTCTTATTAGTACAGCAATTGTTTATTCAGTTTTAAATAAGTATGACCCTCACTAAAACAGTAGAAGAGTCCTTGAGAGAGGCACAAGGAAATTTACGCAATGCTTTAGCATTCGCTGCAAGGAGTGAAAAACCTTATGTTAGTAAGCACATTGCTGATATGCTTGCTGGTATAGACAATATCATTGACTCCTCAAAAATTCTTGAATTGATGGAAGATGATATCAAGGAAGGAGATTAAGGATCATCTTAAAAAACTCAAAGAGATTAAGAGAGACCTTAAAAGAAACCCAATTGGAACACCACTCAGAAAAAGAGATAGAAAGAACAGACCTTCCTCTAAATAATAGGGGAAGGTTTTCTAATAAAAACATGGCCAACAAGATGGCATTTGCTGAATATGGTGATATACGTAGTGGGCAAATGCGATTACAAGTTCTTATCGATATAATAGAAACTAGGAGAGCAGTTCAAGTACATGGTGCTGCTGGTCCTAATGCTGTCATTACATGTTCGCAGAATGTATTGCAGGACATGAAAGATACTGTCTCTGGCAAACTTGATTTCAGTGATCCTGTTGGTAGTGGAGATTCATTCTCTAAAAGGTATCAGAAATCAGGTAATGCTGGTAAGATATTAACTGCATTAAAAGTATCTGGTAAAGAGACTAAAGAATATAAGATTTCTCCTGCTGGTTTGATAAAAACAGCAGAGTTTGGTAGTAGTGGAGGGTCTGGATCTGGTTCAGAGAACACTGATTTGTTTGAGGGTGCTGCCTGTTGGGTTGGTGCTTTTAGATATAGTCTGAATCAAGCAATACAAGATGATTATAGGTGTACTTTAGATGATTTTAGAGGTGTTGCTAAACATGTTGACACCAAAGAAAGCATGCAGGATATTCATGAGTTTTTGATGCAGAATGATGACTGGATGAAGTCTAGTATTCGTACTGCTAATGCATTATATGCTGATCAAAGGTATAGAAATAAGAGTTTTCATTGGTATCATGGCAATGATTTTGTTAAAGCAATCAATGCACATTTTAAAGAGGTAAACGATACAGAAGATAGACCTTTTGCTGACATTAACAAGTGGACTCCAGCAGATATATGGTTATGTGACTGTGCTATATCCTCACCTCTAACAACATTTGAAGAATACTTTGCTGGTTGGAACAGTTTGTTGATGGAACTGGTTGATCAGAAAAAATTGATTGGAGTTTCTTTAAAGAAAGTCACAGCAAATACAGCAAGGTTAGAAAGAACTAATATGGGTGAGACAAAACCACGTAAAAACTTCATTGCTTGTGGTTCTAATAGTTTGTATGGTTCTATGGATACTTACTTTGATGGTAGTGGATTCAATATGCAGATGCGTGACACCAGTGGTAAAGGAACTACGTGGCAGGGTGAGATTATAGGTGGATCTGCCTTTGGTGCTGGTGCTAAGGGAGGTAAAGTTGGTGGTGGTATTTTAAATAGAATACTTGAGTCTGTATATGGTGAGGGTAAAGGTTGTTTTAGGAATCATGATGTTGATAGTGCAAAGAGAGCAGCACATGGTAGTAGTTTAGATAGAATGATTTTTAATCTTGCTACTGATAATAAGGGAGCAGTTCTAATGGGTGAAAGAGGTAACCTTTATAAGCATAGAAACCCAAGTAGAACCAGAATTGCAGAAGAAATTGATCTTGATAGGATTGCTAGTGCTGATGGAAGAAATGCACAACAGAAAATTCAGTGGAAATTCTCTAAATTTCTAGGATTAGAAGTAGTTGACATCATGATGAGTGGAACTTCTCAAGAAAGAAATGATGTGTCTAGTAGACTGTATCAATATGCTGCATCTAGATCTGATAAATCAGCACCATTCTTAAAGGTATCATCATAATGGCAAATGTCACTCAGTTAAAACATCTCGAACATCTTGAGGATGAGATGCTCAACTATGGAGTTGAAGGATGTAAGGCTGCTGTTGCTTTCCTACAGGAATTAAGACAAATGCTTGGTTGTGATAACAGTACTGGTTACATGCAGACCAAATGGGATGGTGCTCCTTCAATAGTATGTGGTAAAGATCCAGCAAACGGACTGTTTTTCGTTGGAACTAAGTCTGTCTTCAATAAAACTGGTCCTAAGATATGTTACACAGAATCTGACGTTGACAAGTATGAGTACACAGGAGACCTAGCAACCAAGTTGAAGATGTCTCTCAAATATTTCAGAAATTTAGGTATCAGAGGGGTTATTCAGGGTGATTTGATGTTCACACCTGGTGATGTTAAGAAAGAAAAAGTACATGGTGAAGATGTATATACATTCAGACCTAATACTATAACCTATGCCATACCAGTAGATCATGAGATAGGTAAAAGGGTATCTCAAGCACAGATTGGAGTAGTATTTCACACTCATTATATGGGTGAGAAAGATGGGTATAATTTGTCCACTATGACAGCAAAGGGTGG